CTCCCCGCCGGCAACAACAACAGGGACAGGCATTTCATCGCCGGCTGGGGCTGAACCACCTTCATTGGCAAAAATCATCTTTGCCACCCTAAACCCAGCCGCCGTGTTGCCCTCGCCCATGGCCGAAATGATGTCAGCCGGGATGACGTAAGAACCAGACGCCACATGCACCGGAAGGTGGTCAGTGCGGCCAGCCACGGGGCTATCAATGGCACCAGAGTGGATCTTACCATCAGCCATGTTCTGCCGCTCATTAAGCCGAGGCATGCCGTCAGCCATCGTCTGCTTCTCGTCAGGAGGCGGCATCATGCGCGGCATCATCTGAGAGCCACCCACGGCAGACTTGCGGGCAGTATCCAGAGCCGCCGCAATGGCCTGCTGCTGGGGGTGGCCAGACTTCACCATCTCGCCAATGTTGCTCGAGATGGTCTGCTGCGACTTACCAGGAACCAGGGGCATCTTAGCCTCCAACCGAATAGGTGACGTTGAGAGACTGGCCCGTGCCAGCCACGATCACCAAGCCATTGGTGAAAAGCTGATTGACCGGGTGAACGCCAATCGTATTAGGCACCGTCACAAGGGCATTGGAGGCTGCTACAGCGCCCGTAGAGGCTGAGTTGTACACGGTGCCTGGGGCACTGCCCGCCACGGTCACAGAGACGTTCACGAGCCTCCCAGAGCCTGTGATGACCTGCGTGGCCGTTGTAGTGGTCGCCGTGGCGGAGGTGGTAGAGCCATAAAGCCGAACCAGCGTCAGGTTGAGGGTGTTAATCCCAATGACGCCATTCTTCTGGATTGTGGCAATGTCATCAAGACTGGCCATCAGAACTTCCCATCTGGCTGATACCGATACCGCATCGCGCCCATACGCCAGAACGAATTGAAGTCGTTGCTCTCCACCTTAATGGATACCAGCCGCCCCCTGAAGCGCGGCACAATGTACTGCGTGGCCTGCGTGACCGTATAAGGTCCGTATGTTGTCGGCGTGTCGCCAGGGTAGTTCGTGACATAAAACGTCAACTGAAGGTTGGCGTTGGTTGACCCGTTGAACGTGCCCCACTTTGCGTCAGGCCAGAACTGATCGATGTACGTCATCATGTCGCCCTCAGACAGGGCAAAATACCCCGTCTGGAAGCTGCTGTTCATGGCCTGATCGCCGGCATTATAAGAAGTTTCGTGCTGATAAATAATGCCACCAGCAGTGGTGCCGATCGGCGGCCCCAACACAGACTGGTTAATCCAGGCCGTGCGAGACAGGCTACCGAAGTCCCACTGGTTTAACCCAATGTTGTATTTCACATAGGCATTGACCTCACCGCCATTGCTCATAGTCGGGTAGTACCACGTCACCTCATTGAACTGAGAGTTAGGCGCAACCCGGATCTTATGCAGATTGGTTTGGTCCAAATCCTGGAAGATCACGTCCCAGATTGGGCACAAGACGGGCTGCACGCCGTTGCCGGCCAGCATGTAGAACTGAGACGGGCCCATCCAGAACACAGCACCACCTATGGAGGTGGCCGCCTTGGACGCTATCAGGCCGCAGCCGGTGCCAAGCTCATTGAACTGGTAGATGTATGGCTGGCCCACATACTGCATCGACCAGACGGCAAGGTCAGTCCAGATAAGCCCCTGCTGCGGCCCCTGGATGGCACCAATAATCCTTGAGCCCTTGGGGATCCGGTAAGACCCGGCCTGATTGATAACCTGACCGGCCCACACCTCATAATTCTCAACGTCGCACCAGCGGATCAGCAGAGGATCTTGAATGCCGTTGAACGTCGAGCCCCAGGCGACAATCTGCCTCTGCGGCATGGCGACGAAGATGCCGGCATTGCTTGAGGGGGCCTGAGCAATAGGCGTTGCAATCTGCTGGTTCAGCAGCGGCGACCAAGTGTAAATGGCCCCACCGCTGGGAGAGGAAGGGTCAGTGGATGGCGATACGCTGGTAGGGCAGGCAATAAGGATCTCGCCCCAGTGATCCAGGGACCAGTCAGATGTTGTGATTGTCGTACCCACTGCCGCAGTAGGCGTGACGCCTGTGCCGTAACCGCCAGCACCATACCCACCAGCACCATAGCCGGTGCTTGTCGGAAGCGGCCCATCCCCGTAGTAATACAGGTATCGAGAGTTGCCACTGTTAATGCTGGCTGTGGTTGGAATAGCCGTTGTCGCATCGTTTTGCGCGTAAAACGTAAACGTATTGGTCGTCACGCTCAAAACAACGTAATTGCCAGAAAGGGTAACGCCGCCAACGGTGGTTGGCACAAGAACAGGGTAGGTGTTTCCAACCACATACCCGTGGCCAGCCAGCGTCACCGTGATTGTATTGCTGCCATTTGTCGTCGCAAACGACGCAACAGTACCACCAGAGGCAGTGGACGTTGCCAGTGCAGGATTACCCAAAACATCAGTGGCATAAATTTGATATTGATTTGCAGACAAGAAGACGCAATCGTAAAACCCAAACAAAATCAGGCCGCCAATGCTAATGTGGGTCTTGATAAACACCGCATCAAAAGACGTAATGTTGCTTCCGGTGTCAGTGATGGTAACAACATTAGAGCCGCTTGTTGTACTCACTGCCACAGCCACATTGTGCGTGTCGCACTGAGGTGTGATGGGGTCCACAACTCCATTTGTCAAAACATATAGCGGAGCGCCAATAGTGGCATTGCCAGTGGTCTGGCAGCCAACTGCCAGCCGCTTCACATAGTTCATGTCCTCCCAGGCCAGCAAAGACCTTGGCGTGCCTATGACAGAACCATACTGGGTCCACCCGCCCAGCTTCTGCGGCAGGCCAATACCCTGCCTGTCAGGCACAAACCGGATTAGATTGCTGTAGGACAACGCCGCCTCATTCAGCGCCATCGTCCTATTTTCATCGACGCCAGGGATTAGCTTGAGAGTTGAATGCGGCATGGATTACCCCCTGGTCGGCGATGCGACCACAGCAGGCGACATTGAGGTCCACCCGCTGGACTCAAACTTCTTCCGGTACTCCTCAACCATCGCGCTCTTCAGCAGCGTCTGGTACTGCGTCTCATACGTCACCGGCATTTGAGGATCATTCGCCATGGCGGAACTGAAATTGCGCTGGAACGCCGCGATGTAGATCATTGATGCCATGATCATCAAATCAGGCAGGTAGGTCGAGATGAAGGTGGTGGTGTTTGCGGCAGACAGAGAAGCAGGCCGGATAGTGCCCACGATCTCCAGCGTATAAGCCCCATCAGACCACGGCGCGAACAGCAGCGTGTTCTGGGTCTGCATGGCAAAGAAGTTCGGCACAGTCTTATTGGTCGAACTGCCGTAGACCCGGTTCACCCACTCCTTGGTCACCGGCAGCAGCGCCACTCGCGTACCATTATCCGGCGTAGTCGTGCCGGCAGGGGTGATCACGTTCACCTCCTGGATGGTGATGAAGGCGTCTATGGCGAACGTCAAAGACCGGGTGCCATTCGCCAGCGCATAGCTACTATTGGTAGATACCGTGGTCAGCAAATCCAGATCACGATAAATGCGGTTCTCCGCATACGTGATCATCGACGGCAAAATAGCCAAGAAATTGGGATCAGTAGCCGGCACCACTGCCATTGTGGCAATCTGGTCCACATATGTCGCATATGTCAGTCCAGTGGTCATCTACTCAGCCCCTTAGTTTCTTGACGCAATCGCCTTAGCAATAGACGGCGCAATCTTCTCTGCGCTACGGCCAATCACATAACCGCCAAGCCCAAGCTGGACTATATCCCACAGTTTTAATACTTCTGCATCAGAAATTCCAGGGGCCGACCAACCAAGCCAGCGGGCCACAATCAAACCCCCGAAAGTCAGCATCAAAACAGGCCGCCAGCTAGCAGCCAGAAAATGCTCAGACTGAGCCTCAGCCTTAACGATATCCCCCGCCGCCTGATCCATGACCGCCTGATTGGCCAGCAGGGCCATGGTAAGCTCCTGCTGGACCTTGGCAGCCTGCTCAGGGTCAGGGAAGAACCTCTTCAGGGTGTCGCCCAGGATCGGTAATAGTGCCGGTATCAGCGCTGCGAACATCACTATTCTCCATAAATGCGAGATTAGCCTTCAAGCGCTCATCATTGGGCGCATGATCCAATGCCAGCTTGGCC